GAACTTCTTAGATCTACTTCCTGCTGGATTACCAAGCATCATTCCAATAAATTGCAATGGGTGATTAAACAAGGTAGATGATCCACCAAGATATGCACGAACCTGCATATCACCAATGTTTCTGATTACATAAGAAACACGATAGACAAGAACTGTCTGCTTAAAGAAAGAATCTAATAGATCTGTGCTTACTGATCGGAACTGCTGTGCCGATGCGTTCCTTGAGAGGAATCTTGTTTTTCCGGTAAGTTGCCTAAAGGAGTCGATATCAGGCCACTTAACAAAGTTTGAAAGCTGAGAATCGAGTAAGGGGTCAAGAGATGAGAGCTTAAGCTTTTGCCCATCGATAATGTGTTCTGCTCCCGATGCTGTGTTGCCATCAACCTGAGCCAAAAACCTTCTGTTAGCATCTTGTTCCTTCTTGAATACCCTTGCTGCATCATCAAGAAGTTTGACCTGTTCTTCAGTTAAGTTAGGTGCCTTCTCTTTGACCAATGTTTTAATTGTGTCAATAAAAATATTAAATCGTTCTGTAGATGTTGTAGCAGCCATCATGGCTTTTACAGAATCCTGTTGCAACTTTGGAGATGCCTTAAGGAATGGCAATGTGTCATTCATCTGCTTGACAAGTTCATCGACATCATCAAGATGAATCAAGTTCCTTGTAGGTGAGAATCTACCAAGTGGACTATCTTTGATTGCTTTATAGCCTTTAGCAGAAGCATCTAGGAAGAACTTCTCAAATGCTGCATGATGCAACTTAAGAGAATTAGGTGCAAAGATTCCGGACTTAAACTCTAATGCACGAGATGTAGAAGCAAGTCCAAGTCTAGTTCCAGTTGAGATATCTAGTCCTGCTTCACGAGCAAGTATCTGGATTACTTCTTTCTCAGATGTGGCAGCAGCTAATCGCTTGGCTGTGTCTACTGATAGATCGCCATTGAAGGCTCTCCATACATCATAGTAATCTTCTGGCCCATAATGAACTGCAACCATCTTGGCAACATTCTGACCTAATGGGCCAAAGAATGCTTTTGCTGCTTGCTGATAATTAATGATTGACTTCTCGCCAATATTAAGTAAACCAAACTCTGCTTCAAGGGCAAGTCTTTCTGCACCTTTAGTCTGAGTTACTTGCTCAAGCAAAGCTTTCTGTTGAACAATACGATCTTCAATCATCTTGAGATTATCTGTGTAAGCCTTGTTGGCTTTTACATATTCATCATCAAGTAAAACTTTAACTTTAGTTACTTCAGCAAGATCCTCATCTAATGCAGCAATCTGCTGTTGAACAGTTAAGCGAGGTGTAGCAGCAGCTTGGGTAAGACCTTCAACTTGTTGTGTGATACCTGTACGAGTTGTAGGAGCTTGTAAGCCAAAGTCACGGACATCTGGTGATGCAATAGCATCAGCTTGTAGTCTAGCAAAGTCAGATAGTTTTGCATCAAATGGATCTACTGCCCTTGGGAAGTAAGCGTATCCGCCACCACCAACACCACGAGTTGCACCAACATTCTCAAAGCCTTGGATACCAGATCTTTCGTAGGCTAAATATAGTGAATCTACTATGCCAGCTCTTTGAGCTGCGGAAACAAGTTCAGCATGAGTTGCACCGGGTGTATCGATAACATCAAGAACACCTTGCAGTTTAGATTCTTGGATACCTGCTGCTGTGCCAACATCAATTAGGTTAGATCCAATTTCATTACCTACACGAGTAGCCTGTGGAGAATCTCCAGCTTTAACAAGAGCAGTCCACTTAATAAGTTTTGGCTTCTGCTTTGCAGCAACTCTAACAACCACATCTGCACCGGCACGAATACCTTGTGTTGCAGTTCTGGCACCCTTCTTAAGGGCTGCTTCTTCTAGAGTGTGAATAAGTCCAGGAGCTAAACTTTCTTGACGAGAAAGAGTCTGAGCAGATTCTGCAACTACATCAAAGCCTTTATCTAGAACCCCTTGAACTTCTGCTGCACGACCAGCATTGTTAAGTTCAAGACGAAAGGCAATTAACTCTTCAGCCTTACGCTTATCTCCAACAAGTTGTTCTGATCTAGTAGTTTCAGACTTGAGTGCAGTAAATAAATCGCTTCTCTTGGTAGCAAGTTCACCATAGGTAGCATCAAGTAAATCGTTTTCCCATTTAGCAGAATAGACTAAATCACGATTACGAGATAACTCTGGTAATAAAGCTTGATAATCATCTTGAAGTTTAATAAGGTCGCCTTCAAGCATTTTAAGATTACCTGATGCAGCTTTGCCTCCAGCACGAACCTTCGCAAGTTCTTCTGCCATATCTTCGGCTTCACGAATGACAGCCTTGATAGGTGCTTTCTTTGCTTCAGCAGCTCTTGCTGCTGCCTTTGGGCCAATACGAAGTGTGACCCCAACTTTTCCTGCTTCTTTACCGATCTTGAGTAAACCAACACCGGGAACATAAGTTAAAGGATCAAGACCAAGGTTAAGAATAAATCCAGAGACTGCTTGGAATGTACGAGCTGCTTTAGTTTCAGGATCATCAAAGAGTGCTTGAGTTAATCCTGTGGAATAAGTCCAAGGAACTCCACCCTTCATCTGTGGGCCAGCAGCAATCTTTGCTTGTAGTAAAGCCTTACCTACTGCGGAGTTTGGATCTGCACTAAGAAAACCTGTGCCTACATCAATGCGACCATCTTTGAATAACTGTGCCAATGCTTGACCAGTTTGGGTCTCATCGAAAGTATTAGAAAGTGGTCTACCTGCTACAGTATTTCGAATGCTTGCTTCGAGCATTTCAAATGGTGTAGATAGCAACATGAAAGCGGTACGAGTAAGTGGAGCAAGAAAGTCAGCAGGAGAACCTTTAGCAACTTTGTTCTGCTCTTTTAATTTAGCAGCAGCAGCCTTAGCTGCTTCTCTTTGCTGATCAACAAATGCTTGTCCATCCATAGTTGCAGCAGCAGTTGCTGTTTGTCCGTATGGTGTAGCACCAGCTTTAGTAAGTCCAAGGACAACACCAGCAGATGCGTTTGGATACGCTTTTGCCATACTTGCAACTTGTTGAGCAAATTGTGGATTTAGAAATCTGCTCTCTTGTTGCCGTCTATAAGTTTCATATTCAGGAGTTCCGGGTAATGGAATGTTTCCAACAAATCCCGGTAGCTTTCCTGCACCTCTAAGGCCACCAATCTCCGCCATTAACCACGACCCTGTGCCTTAACTTGGGCAGCTAATCTGGTTAAATCTGGATCTGGATATAGCTCTGCTAAAGATAAAATTAATTGTGCAGTTTGATCTACTGCTTGTGGTGGAATAGGCAATGCCTCTGATCCACGACCCGGGCCAAAAGATGCACCATCTGTAATAGGAACATCACGATTTGGGTTAGGTGTATTAAAATTCAATGTTGGTCTTGCCATAGGAACTGCGTTAGCAACTGCACCCATTTGTTCAGCAGATACTTCTGAGGCTGCCATATTTACACCGGGAGCAGTTTGAAGGGCCATTAATTCTCCACCTTCACCATAAGCTCCACCGGGGATGTACTGAGCTGCTTGTTTACCTGTGTATGCTTCAGCCATCTTTGTTAGCCTCCATTTTTTCAATATCCTTGGAGAACTTTTCCCACATGTATCGCTTCTTAGATTCGTTTACTGAATGTGAATAAACAATCTTAGATATCAAAGAGAAAAATTCCGCAAAAGAACTACTAATGTTATACATCAACGCAGAGATTGCGTATAAAAAATCTATTCTTTTAGCAGGTCTTGCCAATGGAAACATATCTTCAAGTTCATCAAACTCTTCGTTTGAATCCATTGGCAGACCTCCTATAAGTTATTACTTAACTTTCTTGCCAGAAGCAGATGCAGCCTTGCCTGTTTCACCAAGCTTTTGCATTCCTGCCTTACCCTTTGGGGTATTAGTTGGCATTGTTGGGCCTTTTACAAGTGCTGGGGCCACTTTGCCTTTCTTCGTTCCGAACATATTTCCTCCTGTTGGATTAAGCAGCCCCAGTTAGGGCAGCTAATAGTTGTGCCATTTCAGGTTGACCACCTTGTGCTAGATCCGTTCTTCTTGAGAACTGTCCGGGCCCAGCAACCATTTGGGAGCCAGCAGCCGGGGCCGCTCCCGGAACCATACCCATAGGTGATGGTTGCGAAGCACCGGGGGCCATCGCAGAAACTGCTGGCTGTTCTTGCGGAGCAAATGCACTAGCGACTATCTGCTCCAAAGTTTCACCCTTTTGACGACCATTGATGATGTCAGCAATACGCTTGACAGCTTCTGTTGGGTCGCCACCTTGGGTAGCAAGCATAGGAATGGCTGTTGCATATTGCGATACAGCATTCCTAAGTGAATCTCTGAGATCTTCAATGTCAACTCTTTGTTCTTCTTGAGTAACATTGATTGAGAATGGAAGGTTTCTGCGTAGGAAGTCACGGCTAATAAGTTTGTCGCCACGAAGTTGTAGACCAAAGATGGCTGCACGATTAGGATCAAGTCCTGCCATCAAACCATATTGAACATCAACGGTGTAATCACCCTTGATATCACGAGCTGGTGTGTAGGTTAATTCATAAGGAGTGCCATCATCGCTACCACGAATAGTTTTGCGATCGTTAGCAAATATCTTTTCATCTGCTTCAAAAGCAATACCAATAAGGTTAACTAAGAAACGAGCAAAGACTGCTTGTGCTGCTTTAACTTGTGAATCAAAGCCACCCATAAGGGCTTGAACACCACGACCGGTAACGATAGATGCATCAATTTGTCCGGTACGACCTTCTGGATAACGAGATCCCATACGAAGCTCTCGTTCCAATGCTGATGATTCAGCGAATACACCCGATGGAAGTTCAATAGGAACTCTACGGATTCTCTCTGGGGTGTTAGAACGAAGTAAAGCATCTGGGCCAAGGGCAAACTCTTGGACATCTGGTGGAATAGCAATCGGTGCTTCTACCGATTTCTTGGCAGCTTCTAGTTGCAAGAGTGCAAAGCGAGCCTTAGCCATCTGCACAGGTAATACATCATCGAACTGACCACGAGTTTGACCATCAACAGTTGGGCGTTCGGCTACATCTATAAGAACTTTACCGATAAGGTTAGGGGTATTAGATAAAACTAGGTTATCAAGATCTGGAATGAACAACATATCCTGATCTTTATCGTGATAATGAATTAGATTAACTACTGCACTTTGACCACGATACTTCTGACGAATCTTATTTGTATGTTCTGGGTATTGATAGACTATGGATTCAGTATCCATAAACATATTACGAGATACACAGGTTACAGATCCAAAGCGATCCTTCTCATAATAGAGACCAAATGGGTCAAGTAGACGGATTCTTGGGTTATTTGTTTCAAAATCAATATCAATCATTCCAGCACAGAAGCCATAGGTGTAATACCAGTCGGCACCTGCATACATCTGGAGCTGTAAATCTGACTTATTGGCGTAGTGATTAGCAATGCGTGTACGGATATCAGCCTTTTTACGAGCTGAATCTGAGGACATATTGGAAGAAGAGCAGTTAATTGAAGGTAGTGGGGCTGTTACTTCTGCTAGGTCACGAGCAGCGATATCGACCATGTTAGCGATGAGAGGTTTTGGATACTCATCTGAGAACTGACCAAAGAAAACATCTTGCATTCTTCCTTGACGGACAGCAAGTACATCAGCCATACGGCGATCACGATCCATATTGTTTCGCTTTAGCCGGTCAACTTTTGCTGCTATCTCTTGTGGAGTACGCATTCTTTAACCTATCTTTCGACTTGCAGCCCACTCGTCAAGGTTTACAACCGTTTGACGATTCTGGTCTGAACGAGTTAGAAACTCATTTTTCATAAACTTACCACCATAATCACCGAATTGGCAGATCTCTCTAGCTCTGATTTCACAGAACCAAAGTGCCATAACCAAGTCAGTCTTATTCTTTGTCTCAGGAGACCAAGTAACAAGTTGATCAATTAACAACCTAATACCTTCGTGCCTATCGGAAGGAAGGTGCATTAAGTTATCTCTATGATGCTTACCATTTGATTCAACAGAACCAAATAGTGAAGCCATTGCTGCTACACCAAAGCCGACATCCCACTTATTGCGAGATGTTGTATGTTCCCGGAGCATCACTCCACGGTTGGCAAGCCACATTCGTAGATTCTCATCTTGTGTCAGGTAGCCCTGAAAAGCGTTACGCTCAACCACCCATTCGGTTGGTTTGTATTTGTCTGTAAATGTTGTGATGAGATCACGAATCGCTTGTGGCGAAGGCCGAGTAATTGTTGTCGCATCAAGTACATAACGCTTCTTGCGGCGGCGATCTATTGCCATTACTACGGCTGCGGTGTCACCAACAATCGCTGGGTCAAGCCCTGCGACTATGGTAATTCCTTCTGTTGTGTCTGGGTGTCCGGGATTACCGGGCACGATAGGGCCAATCATTCGCATACGATCGATTGAGCCTTTAACACATACAACATTAAAAGTTGAATCTTCATCAACATCTGCTTGCTGGTAAACCATAGACCAAGTCTTTGGGTCTAGGGCACCCCTTCGCATTGAAAGGTGGGTTCCATCCCAACGAGGATATAGACCATCTTCACCGGGTTGATCTTCTTCAGAACCTTGCCATGGGCGGTCTGTCTTAGGCCAAAGGGTTTTCCAGTCGGCTGGAGATTCAGCAAACTCTAGAACCGCCGGCATGGCTAGGTATGTCCACGGAGATTGACCTGTTGGATAGCGTTCACCGTTACGGAGTTCTCTATACAGGTCGATGGAATCCACTCGGGTTCCTAAAACTAAAAGCTTACCGGTGGGGCCAAGACGAGTTAAAACTTCTTGTTGGATCCAACGGATATGTTTTTCATACTCATGAGCATTGCTCATAGTTACACAGTCGTCAAGGATAATTAAATCAGCTCTCGCACCGTAGACCTGACCTCCAATACCAATGGCTTGGATGGTTGGGTCTTTCTGGTCAGAGTCACGGAGTTCATCTCCAAGATAGACCTGTGTTGCTTGCCATGTAGCAGACTTAGACTTAAAGCCAGAACCGGCAGCGTAGGCTAGTTGTAGTTTTTGCCACGATGGGTGGGTAAGTCTTTGCTTGATAGCGTAGATAAATTCTGTTGCCTTCTGCTGACTCTTAGAGACAATCATGATACGGACATTAGGATCCATACAGATTCGGTAGACCGGATAATCTATCGAGGTAGTCATAGACTTGGCGTGTTCTGGGGGCACATTCACCAGAACATATTGGGGGCGACCCTTTTCATATTGCATGGATGTGTGAAGCCACGCTGGGTCTCGACCTTCTAAGAGATCGATAATATTCATTTGATGTGGAAAAGTTTCAGCCTCTAAGTATTCCTTGCGAAACTCACGGAAAGGCATCGTAAGAGAGTCGGCGGATTGGATTCTGCCTTTGGATACTCTGGCAGCTCTAATCTTGTCGGCGTTCTCTTTGAACTCTTTGTCGCTGGAACGGTAATACTCCCAAAGCTTTACTGACCGACCGACAGCCCTCATAGCTTCTTCGACTGTATAACCTTGCGTTAGATAGCCAAGCACTTTCGCTTTAGTTTTGGCTGCCTCTTCTTGGCGTTTTGTCATTGGATTCCTCGGTGTCTTTTCATTGGATCCACGGTCTGTGGATAAACCTGTGGATACAGAAAACGACAGACCTATCCAAACTCACTAGGAGTTTGTTTGGGGGCCTCCAGTCGTTGGAAACTCCTTCCGGCCCCTAAGGCCGGGTAGGTCGTCTATTTACCTACTCGGTAAATATCCTCCCTACTATGTATAAGCCGGGATAAAGGGGTTTTATCCCACTAAATATGCTGTGATTTATGTCACAGTTAGCCCAATGTAGTTAAAACCCATCTCCACCAGCACTTTTACAGCTCTTGATCCTATCAAAAATATTTTTCTGGGTACATATACATGGGCCCCCCTGCCGTTTTAAGCACCCGGGTCAATTTATCTAGCTGCATGTCTAACCCCTATAAGCCGATAACATACATTATGTTAAGTAGATTTGAGCCTATTCTTAGGGGATCTCCGGATCATGGAGGGCCCTAGACTTAGGGC